CCCGTCGTCGAACAGGTCGTCTTCGTCTTCGTCGGGCAGGTAGTCGCCATCGACGTCGAGCGCCGCTTCCATGTCGGCCTGTGCCTTCGCGATGGCGTCGACCGCGTCCGTACTGGCCTTCGCCAGATCGTCGGCCTCGATCAGGTCGGTGTCGTCCTCGATGGTGCCGGCCGTGATCTGCGCCGTGACCATCGTTCGCGCCTTGTCGTCGGCCATTCCGCCCTTGATCAGGGCGTCGAGCATGGTGGACGCCTTGCCTTTGAGCAGGAGGAGATCGTCCTCCACGTCTCCGGCCTTGACCGCCTTCGTTACCTCGTCTCGTGCGGCCTCATCGTCAAAGCCCTGGGCTTTGTAAATGGCCTCCAGTTCGCTAGCCTTCATCGGTTCACCCCTTGGTGGTGTGCTTGGATGTGGGCCAACCCTTCGGCCCAGGTCAGTTGCGGCAGTTGCTGCAGAAGCCTCGCGACTGCGAGATCTGTCAGTTCCATGTCCGCGAGAAATCGTGCGGCGCCCTTCGACACCGTCGAGCGCCCGCAACACGCGGGGCAGTTGCCCGAGCACGTGCCGCCCGCGAGTGACTGCGGGACCATTGGAGCCAGCTCGCCAGCGCCGTTCTGGCCGCTTGCGGAGGGCTCGCCCTGGGTGACCTTGCCGAGCGTGGACGCTGCGAGCGAGGCCATGATGGGATCGAAGCGGCACTTGCGGTTGCGGGGCTGGCTGGTGATCGCCAGGCTCCACACCGTGCTTTCCAGCACTCGCTTCTTGTTCTTCGGGTCGCGGAGATCCGCGTTGCCCTCGATCGACGTGCCGAGGCGATGGCGCCCGCCGGCCTTCTGAATGTTGACGGCCTTGCGGAAGGTCGCCTGCCCGAGCGCGTCGGTCAGGTAGACATCGCCAAAGAAGCGCGTCGCCGGCATGCCGTCGTGTTCGGTCAACTCGATACCGGTGGGCTCGCCCACGACGTTCAGAACGCCGGCCGGGTGCTCGACCGTGAGGAAGCCGCCGCCCTTCGTGAAGGGCGACCAGTTGATCCCCCGCTGCACGATGGTCTCGCCGTCGTCATCGACGTGTTCCGTCGATGCGAGCCCGCTGATTTTGCCGAGTTTGAGATCGACATCGACGCCGCCTTTCGCAAGGTGTCGCTCGATGTCCAAAACCTCGAACTGGCCCCACGAGTAGCAGGCATCGGGCGGGGGGGCGTAGGCGGCAACGGGCATGCACTCAGCTCCGGGTCACCAAACGGAAAAAGGGCGCGTCCTACGGCGTTACAAAGCGCCATTGGTCGCACCCCTAAAGGGTCTAGGTGACCTGCAGCCAACAGCGTACGGGAGTCGGTGCGCGGGTGTCAAGAATGTTTACATGTGGATGATTGCTTTCCATCCGCCCATGGGTTGGACGGGCGGATCTGCGGTGTGGTTTGGGAACTCTCCAAACGCTCTCCATGGCCGCAGTTGTTCGGTTGACGCGATTATGCACGATTATGCGCGATTGCCTGTCAGGCGGGGGCTGGCTGGCCCGAAGTCAGGAGCGGGCCGAGCCCGGTAGCCTTGCCGCATTTCCCGCAGTTGGTCTCTACCCGCGGGCCGCGGATGAATACCGCCCGGCTCGGGGTGAGCACCTTGATCGACCCGTCGGGCCGCCGCACGGCCACCGGTCGCGCACAGTGCTCGCAGATGAGAGAGGGGAGGGCCGCTTGTGCCAAGCGTCGAAGGACTGTCATGCCCAGCCGACCGCCTTGAGGAGGGTGGCGAAGGGGCCGCTCTTGGTAACGTCGGCGCCCGTGATGTTCTGCGCGGAGTAGCGGGCGTTGTTGGTGCGCTGGCGCTGCCAGACTCCCGCGCTACGAGCCCACCGCCACCCGGAGCCCTTGAGCTTGGCGATCATCTCTTTGCCTGGCTTCTCGTCGAAGTGAATGCGGATGCGATTCGATTCGGGGTGGTCCTCGACCATGCCGCCCTCGAACTTGGCCGTCTTCGCCGGGGTCGCCTTCTCGCGTTCCAGGGCGGAAATGCGCCCCTCTATCCGCTTCACGCGCGCTCGCGAGGCGGTCACGTTGGTTGGCCCCACCCGCTGTTTGTTCGCCTCGTGGGTAGCTTTGGCCTCCTGCAGCTCGTCGCGGAGCGCATCGACGGCGTCTGTCCGGTCGGCCGAGATAGACGTGGGGCCCTGGAGCTTGCGACGGATAGCCGTTTCCGCCCTGTCTGCCCACTCGTGCAGTTCACGGCCGCGCTTGTCGGCCGTGTCCATCCGCTTGCGGTTGCGGTCCGAGTTGAAGCCGGAACGGCCCGTAATCGCCCAACTCGCGGTGTTGGACTTGGCCGAAAGCTCCGCGTGCAACTTGGACAGATAGCCGCTGCGGTAGCGCTTCAGCTCTTCGGTGAGTTGCGCTCTGGCCTCGGGTGTCCTGGCTACGCGCTCCAGCCGCTTCGCGACGCCTTCCATGTGGGTGACGTAGCCTTCCGCGACCTGTTGCGCTCGGCGCTCTGGCGACCAACTCAGGTTGTTGTAAGCGGACTGCGCGAGCTGGCCGGAGACGTCGTTGGTGTTGACGGCAACACCGAGCTTTTTCGCCGTTGGCGCGGATGCGACGGCCGGCTTGGCCGGTACCGCCGGCTTTGCCGGCTCCGTCTTCTTCTCCGCGCGTTGCTTCTTGCCGTGGTCGAACCATGTGGGAAGGCCACGCTTGACGCGCTCGGCTTCGGCCGCCGCCTTGTTGCGGTCGCTCTCCGTTTTCTTGAAGTCGGAACTTGATCCGTAGCTGCGGCTTGCCGTGCCGTAGGCTGCAACGTGCATAACCTCGGCGTCTTTGAGCTTGGACGCTGCGAGCTTCACCGCGTCATCGGTCGGGAGGCCGAGCGCCCCAATCTGGAAACTGCGGACTTCGCCGTCCTCCATCTCGACCCGAACGGAGCGCTTGAAGACCTTCTGCACAGTGCCGGAGCCGCCGTAGATGGGACGCACCTTCTGGCCTACTTCGGGGAGCTTCCCCTTGACGGCCTGGATCGCGAAGTGGCTGTGCTTCGCGGTGTGCACTCGGCTCGACATATTGGCGGCTGCCTTTGACTTGCCCTCATAGGCGCCGCTGCGGTGTGTCTCGTTGGCTGCGGACATCTCCGCCGCCTTCGGGCCCGGCGCAGTCGAAGCCGTCGCCGCCGGGGCCGGGGCAGGTTTGGGTGCAGGCTTCGGCGCCGCTGCAGGCTTCGGGACAGGCTTGGGAGCCGCCGCAGGCTTGCGGATAACCACCATCCGCGTGCTTACGCCCGTCTTGCGGTCGCCCACCTTGAACGCACCCTCTGGGAGCTTCTCGGACGTGCCGCCGTTGGCGCTGAGCCACTCGCGAAAGCCGCTGGCCTTTCCGTCGGAGCGGAAGAAAGACCCCTCGCCCATGATGGCAACCAGGCTACCGCCCGGCTTGAGGTTGTTGTCGAAGGCATGCCGAACGTGATCGATGTCCTGGCCGCGTTCGAAGGGCGGATTCATGACCACGTGGTCATGTTTCCCGTGGTAGCCGGTCGCGTCATTCCCTACGACGCTGTGGCCCTTGTTCTTCAGGTGCTCTCGCAGGCCGTAGTTGAACTCCACCGCGTGCACGTCGGCGCCGGTCGCCTTGATGGCGTCCGCGATGTGCCCAGCGCCCGCAGAGGGCTCTAGCACCGAGTCGCCGGCCTTCACGCCCGCCCGCTTGATCATCGTCTGCACGATGCCCTCCGGGGTCGGGAAGTAGCCCGGTATCTTCTGGCGTGCAAGCTCCTGTTCGCGCCGCTTCAAGACCGTTGCCTTGTCCTCTTTGGGCTTCACACCACGAACCTTCAGCATGTCACCGAGGGCCGCCCGGAGCGTCGGTGTGTCCACGATGCCCAGACGCGCGAGACGCTTGTGGTCGCGCAGGCTTTCCGCGACGTCATCCGCCCCAGCCCCCCAACGGTGTGATGGGCCCATGTCGCCCTTTTTGGCGCGGTAGACCTTCACCAACTTCTCCAGGGCCTCGCGCGTACGCTCCGAGTCGAGCGGGAAGCGATACGCCCGATCGTTCTGAGACACCGCGCGGTGCAGGGCCTCCAGGTGCTTGATCGCGTTCGCGGTGCCGGGGCGCTTCCCAGGGGGGAGCGACTGCACAGCGCGCATGAGCGAGGAGACGTGGTCTTTGTGCGCCCAGATGTCGTGTTGAGCCGATGCCGCGTCTTCGTGCGTTGTCGGTCGTCTCCACTCATCCTCGACCGATCGCACGCCCTGCCGAAGCAGTCGTGCGTGCTTTGCGTTGGTAAGCAGGCTCGCGAGCTGCTCGACGTCGGCCTTGCTCGATACGCTGGCGAGCGCCGGAGCGGTGCCCGCCTCGATGGCCGCCGCGATGTTCTGCATGGTCGATGCCATGGCCAGTTGGCCGTTGGCCTGGCCGATTGCGCTTGATGCCATGCTCGCGCGCCGGTTGGTGTTCGTCTGTCGGTCGGCCGAAAGCGATTCGTTGGCCTTACGCTTGAGCGTCTCAGCGCCGGCCCGCAACTTGCTCGGGCTGCCCTTCTTCCGCCCCGAAGGCTTAGGCTTCGGCTTCGGCTTCGGCTTCGGCTTCGGCTTCGGCTCGGCCTTCGGCTTCGCATCAGACACCGTGTACCCAGCGCCCTCTGTCATCTCAATCCGAGCCGGCCCAGCGTGCACGAACGTCTTGCCGAGACGCCTGGTCACCTTCCTGATCTCGTGGTGCTCCGCGTCCCGCCACAACTCGCCGTTGCGAGCGTGATAGCCAAGCGGCACGTCGCCGCCATCGTGAAGGTAGGGCCTGCCCGATGGGTCGAGCGACGGACGCGCCGGAACGGTGAGCCACTGACCCGCGCGAGGGCCGGCGCCCTTCTTCTCCGCCTTCTTCTCCGCCGCCTGGACCACGCTGAGCAGAGGGCCCGGCTTCTTCGTAGGCTTCGGGGCCTCCACCTTCGGAGCCGCCGCCTCGCCCCCCACGGCCGCCATAAACGCCGCGTGTCCTGCGTCCTTGCCGAACACCCAGCCCTTTGCCCCGTTGACCCACGAGCCCCCGTGCTCGCGCGCGAGCGCGTTGTGCATGAGGCGCGTAGCCGAGTCTTTGGGTCGGGCTACGAGCTTCGTGCGCCCCTTCTTGCTGATGTGCGTTGCACTGGTGAAGTCGCCCGCTGGGGCCGTCGGCGCGGGGGCCGGTGTTGGCGCTGGCTCAAACGGATGAGCGCTTACCTTGCCGTCGTCGACCCACACCGCCACACCGCCAACCTTCACGCGGTATTGCAAGACCGGCGTGGTTCGCATGTTCATGGTCGGTTTTGGGTGTTCCCGCACCGCCACGACATCGCCCGCCCGACTAACCCAGCCATTTGCGCCGGGCCATTTGAAGTGAAGCCGATCCCCGACGTCATGTTTCTGTCCTGCGTGACGGTCGCCCGCGGGGGCCGTCGGCTTGGCCGCCGCCTTCACCCGCTTCCGCGCGCTCGCCTCCGCCGCCGCTTGCCGCTGCGCAAGCTCCGCCGCGGTGAGCCCGCCGGGCTTGTGGATGCCGGCCAACTCTTCGAGGCGGAGTACCATATCGTCGCGCCCGTCTGGGCTGATGATCTCGGGGTTGATGTTGTGCTGCGTTCGCAACTCGCGCATGGCCTCGCGCGAAACGTCGTCCTTGCCGTCTGCGTGGATCCAGCCCCAGGCCGTGCCCGTGCTGCCACGGACCGAAACGTTTTTGATGCCGAGCCTTCGCAGAGCCGCCTTGATCCGCTTGGTCGCATCTCCGCGCGTCTCCGGTGCCACCCACCCTGCCGTACGCCTCTCGTGGGCCTCGCGCTCCGCGCGTTGCTTCATCTCCACCGCGCTCCGACGGGCGAGCGCGTCGCGCTTGCTCTCGGCAATCTGCTCGGGCGTCTCGTGCTCGACGTGGTGCCACTTGCTTCCGTGGCTCGGGTCGCCCTGGTCCACCACCGACCTGTTGACTTGCGACTTGTGGCCGTCGTCGTGCTCCACCGTGTAGTGGAACTGGCCCACCGAAACGATTGTGCTCGTCGATGGAGGGCTACCCATGTTGCCGCTCCAGCGGATGCGAGCCCCGACGGTGCCGGGGGCTGGGCCCGCGACCGGTGGGGGCTCGGGTCGCGCGGTGGCGATGTCGATCACATTGCCCGCTGGGATGGTCTCAGCGGGGGTCTGGGGGCCGTTTGCCGCCGCCTGCACCTCCGCAAGCCGCTGATCGCGCGTAGCTTCGACGTGCTCCGCGAAGACGCGCAGCGCGTCGGTCAGGTTTTCGTTCCACTGGCGATACAACGAGGAGTCGAGCAGGGTTATCGAACTATTCACGCCAGAACGCGACGCGATGCCCTTGACGTCGCCGCCCCGCGTTACCGTCACGTAGCCGAGTTTTCCCGGGAAGTAGACCCGTGCGCCCCCCCTTGGGTCTTTCCACACCCGTACGCTGGGCTTGCCCTTCTCGTTGAGGATGGCCGCGAACTTCTCGGTCAATTCGAGCGTTTGCCGTGCTTCAACCTCACGCACTCGCGCGTCTTTCTTGCGGTCCTCCTGCCAGCCCTCAAAGCGCGCCTTTGACTCGTCTTGTTCGCGCTGCGCCCGCTCTTGCTCTTCCGCTCTGCGCCTCTTGCGCTCGTCTAGGGCTTGCTGGAACTTGCTCTTGGGCTTCTCCGCCGCCTGCTCCTTCTCCCACTTCGCCATAGCCTCGGCTCTGAACTGCGGAGCCAGCCGCCGAATGTGCCGCGGTACGGCCATCCGCTTCTTGTGCGCCTCGATGTCCTTACCGTGCTTCTTGCTCAGCACCTTGACGAGCTGCGCCTTCGTCACCACGAACTCTTTGCCCGTCTCGTCGTGCACGATTGTGAGCTTGTCCCCGTCCACAGCGGTGATGTGGAAGTGCCCGCCCCGGTGCATGAACTTCGAGCCCTCGACGAAGTGATCGTCATGGGCCACGCCGCGCCCGTGGGCCGCGTGGTAGTAGTAGCGATACCGCCGCCGGCCCTTGCCGTCCGTGTACGGCACCCGCTTCACATACTTGTGACCCTTGCCCTTGAGGATGCTCGAAAGGGGCCCGTTGCCGCGCTCTTGGGCCGCCCAGGCCGCCGCGCCATACAGTGCGGGAAGCTCGATCATTACCATCAGTTGTCCCTCTCAAGTGTCCAGTCGGCTGCGTAGCGAAGGCCGGGCGGAACCGCCTGCGTGCCACACGAACAGTTCGGATGTAGCGGCCACAGAGTCGGCTGCAGAGCGCCCGCCGGCTTGCCCACGTTCGTGCCGTTGGCGAGTAGCTCTTCGAGCCCGAAGATCCGCGGCTTGCCGTCGTCGTCCAGGTATGCCTCTCGGCACGACTTGCAGGCATCCGCATTCGGCACCCGAGCGACCCGAGCGTCGTCGCCGTAGGTCCGGTATGCCTCGATTAGAACGCCGTCATTGTGGGCGCCTTGTAGCTCAGTGCGCGCGATGCGCCCCCAGTTGCGAGCCCAGTCCCCGGTGGCGTTGCCCATCTCCGACGCTAGCCAGTCCTCGGACCGCTGCTCTTCGATGGCCTGCGCGGTCTTCTGTCGCAGGATCTGCAACACCCGCTGGCGCTCTTCCTCGTCGACAGACACAACGATGTCTTCGCCGGCCCACACCTCGCGCACGATCTCGCCGGTCTTCTCGGCCGCGTAGTTGCCGAGTCCGCGGCAATACTCGCCGGCCCGGGTGCGAGCCTGGATCCATGCCTCGCGCACGGTCTGGGAGACGCCCAGAGGCGGGGCCGGAATCGGGGGCCCGCCGCTCGGCTTCGGCCAGTTCGGATCGTCCGCTCCGCCACCGCCCGCCGCTGGCGGTACTGGCGGTGGCGGGGGCCGCGGGGGGAGTTGCATTGGCACCGTCGGAGAGCTCGGGGCCGTAGCCTGGGTCGGGCTCAGGACCGGCGGCGAGCTCGGCACCGGGGCCGTCGGCGAGGCCGCCTGCGAACTCGGAACCAACGGCGCCTTCGCCGCATCCTTGAGGTACCCGCGAACAGCCGGCGCCCACTCCGCAAGTGACCACTTCCGCATGGCGTCGGTATCTTCGGGGGACGCCTGCGATAGCACACAGCCCATGAGGATCGAGAACAGGAACGGGTCGAGCCCCGTCCCGAGCACGTCCATGCTCACGAGGTTGCGGGCAAAGTCGTCGTGCGCCTTGAGCACGGCCGCCGTCGCCTCCTCGAAGCCCTTGGGGTCCTTGAGCGACTTCCGGATCCGTGCGCGACGCTGCCAGACAGTAGCAAAGGGACCGTTCACGGTTTCGCCCCGCGCAGGATGGAAAGCACCGCGCCGCCAACGTGCTTCTCGTACATCTCCTCGGTGAGCTCTCGGAGCTCGCGAAGAGCATGCACCTCACCGTCGGCAGGCTGCCGCGGTCCAAGTTGTTGCCGAGCCACCGCGCGGACGCCAGCAATAGCCTTCTCCAGCCGATCCCAGGCGTCGTGCGCTTCCAACTCATCGGGGGAGGCTTGCAGGATCAGGCGCATAGTCGCCTCGCTTTCAGGAGTCGCGCGAACGGGCCGCCCTTGAGTATCACCGCGAGCTTCTCTGCAATCGCCTTGTTGCCGGTGTACCAATGCCGCTTGTCGCGGTCCCACTTGGCACCTGCGCCCTTGATGCTGTCCTTGATGCTGTACGCATCTGGGTGCGTCACCACCCACCGTCGGCCCTGTTTGTTGAGATACGGGTGCTTTGCAGGGTCGGACTCATTGACCTCCGCACGCTTCGGCGTGGACATGCTCGCTGACAATGCGATCCGGTGTGCTTCTGCTGGGGAATAGGACACGAACCGCCCACCACGCTTTCGAACATAGTGTGCCCCAGCCTTCAGGTCCCCGTATCTCTCATCATACCGGGCCAGAAAGAAACCAGCGCCGCGCAGCTGTGCAGGCGTGGCCCGCTTTCCCGCCGGTAGGGCCGTCTCAATGTCGGCCAGTGTCGGCGGATCTGGATCCGGCATGTCCTTTTCGTAGGAGTCCTTCGGCTGCACAGTGACGCTTTTCGGCTCTTCCTGGATTGCTGCGGCCTTCTTGCTGACCGCTTGCATCGTCCTTGGGGCCGACTCAGCCACCTTGAACGCGCCCAGGTTTTCGGCAATGGCCGACTTCATCTTGTCGATCGCAGAATCCATTGCGGCGGTCTTCCGAAATTTCATCACGGGCTGGTCGAAGTCGTAGACGTACAAGTGCGAGTAGTAGTGCTCGTCGTCCTCCTTCACCGTCATGTTGTGTGCTGATCCGTACTTCTTGTCCTTGATGTTCCGATCGTTGGTGTTCACGACGTGCACGGCATCCGCCGGCATCGAAGCCACTTGCTCGGCTCCAGCACTTCGATACGCTTCGATCACGTCGTTCACAGCCTGCCTTGTCTTCTCCTGCGCATCCCGCAACGCTGCCCTTGGGGCTTCTACTCGGTTCCACTCGGCGTCGTAGATTGCTCGCTCATCCTCGTCCGCGGGGCGCACCGTCGCAGTGTGGTGCCAGCCCCTGTCTTGGCCGATCCCAAAGCTCATCCCGTCGTCGCGGATGTACGAGCTGTTTGTCTTGGTCACAACAACGATGTGCCCGTCCTTCTTTAGGATTCGGCCAACGCTGACCGGATGCGCCTTGTAGTTCGCCGCATCGTTCCAGCCCCACGACAGATAGGTTGGCGCCGGTTTCGCTGCCGGCTTCTCCTTCTCGGCCTTCTCCGCCGCCTGCTCCTTCTCCCACTTCGCTTGCGCCTCGGCTCTGAACTGCGGAGCGAGCCGCCGAATGTGGCGTGGTACGGCCATCCGCTTCTTGTGCGCTTCGATGTCCTTACCGTGCTTCTTCGAGAGCGAGCGCGTGAGTTGCTCCTTGGTGACGGTAAACCGCTTGCCGGTCTCGTCGTGCACAACCGTGAGCTTGTCACCGTCGACTGCAACAATGTGGAAGTGCCCGCCCCGGTGCATGAACTTCGCGCCCTCGACGAAGTGGTCCTCGTGGGCTACACCCCGCCCGTGGGCTGCGTGGTAGTAGTAGCGATAGCCACCACCCGGCTTCGGAACCCTCTTGATGTACTTGTGCCCAGCGCCCTTCCAGAAGGGGCCCGAAGCCTGCCACAGGCTCCGCCCGTAGGCTTCGGGCAACTCGATCCATGGGTCAGTGGTGGAAGCTGCCTTCAGTAGCCGCGCGAACGGGCCCGACAGCGCCAGGCTCGTCTGTTTGGGTGTCTCGACCTTCTGGGCTCGTTTGCCAAGGTTGATGCGCTGGCCGCGCTGGCGCATCCACTTCGCCGCAGCTTCCGCCCAGTCCTCGCCGTGGTGCACGTCCAGGTTGAGCGCCCGGCCAAGGTGGTCGAGGCTGTTGTAGAGCTTCTGCCAACTCTTGCGGGCGTCGCTCGCCGTCCACAGCCGTTGAGCCCGCTTGTAGGTCGCCGCCGCCGCCTGGACGTCCTTGACGGCCGCCTTGACCCGCTGCGCCCGCTCTCGCCGCTTCTCGGGGGGCTCGTCGCCAACAAAGTCGCGTTGCCGTTCGTTCTCGCTCCAAGCGACCTTGTGCCCCGGGTCCTTGTACTTGCCGCCGCGGGGGCCGATGTAGGGGCCGCCGTCTTTCGCGAGCCAGCTCGGGCGCGACCAAAACGGCTGGTAGCTGGCAAACAGGGCTTGTTGCGGAGGCTTGAGCACCTCCGCCAGAAGGTGAGCCGTGCCCTTTGGCTCCCGCTCCGCGTCGGTCTGCCTCGGGTCGTTGTAACCCGCTTTCTGGGCAAAACTCCGAAACGCTCCGGCCATCGCCACGTGACCCGACTTCTCCGAAATGATCTTGTGCACGGCCCGCCCGAGGTCGCTGATCTCCGGTTTCTTGCCGAACGCCTCGACGCTCGCCTCGTCCATACCCTGTCGCGCGCCAAACTCGGACAGATGCTGCTTATCGTCCCGCTCGTCTATGGTTTTGAGCCCTGCGCTCCGCATGTAGATCGCAGTCCGCAGGGCTTCGGCCAGCGGACCCGTCACGTCGTGGCCGTGTCCAGCCGCCCGCACGATGTGGGGGACGCTCCGCGCAATTGCCGTGAGCTGCGACGGCATTACCTCGGAAAGCAGATCGGGGTCGGGCAGCACCTTGCCCACGAGAAGCCGCTCGACGAAGGTTTTACCGTCCTCGTTGAGCGTGCCGTTCTTCCGCAGGTATACCGCCTTGTTGCGCCGGTCGAGCACACCCGATGTCTGCATGGCGTCAATGAAGCCCTTTGCGGCCTTCGATCCCAGGAATGCCGACAACGTGGCGTAGCGGTCGCCGCCCGTGCTGGACTGCTCAGCCATCGCCACGCCGAGCGTGTGAAGCATGTTCTCGTTGACCAAGCGCCCCCGCGCGACCTGATCGACTCGTGGATCCATGCCCTGCGTGAAGCTCTCATTGTAGCGCTGCACGAGCACCTTGTGATCCGCGCCGTCCGTGTCCACCTCTCGCACGAGCACGGGGTTTTTCATGCCCTCGACGTCTTTGGCGCTGAACCCGTAGGACGAGGCCGTTTTCTTCAGGTGCGCGGTGTACTCCGCCGCCGACTTGCCGCCTGCTTTGTGGGCGAGCTGCAGAGACATCGTGCGCGAGTTGCCGCCGAGCACGACGCCGTCAGGCGTGATGATCGGGGGCCCGTTGACCGCGTCTGGGTTGGTGTTGACCACCATGAGCGGCTCGATCTTCTCCGCGTTGTCCCGAACAACCTGTTGGTGCTCTTTGTCGCTGTGGTAGGTCCGCGTCTGCACGCCCTCCGGGTAGTTCGCGTGCTTCTTGAATCCGGCCGCTGCGTCATGGCTCGGGGTGATGTCGGAAGCCTCGACCAGGCGGAACCGAGCTTTCTGCCCCTCGGGCTTGCCGTCCTTGCCTGGTACGAAGATCGTCGTATCCGCGCCGCGGATGCCCTTCCCGTCGTCCTGCTTGTGCTCGCCGTCGAGGGCGTGGATCTTCCCGTGTAGCTCACGGAGCCGCGCGTACTCGGGGAGGTCTGCCAGGGCCGGGAAGGCGTGCACCGCCTCCATGAGGCTGCGCAGAGCCGGAGTCGACGCTACCGTCTTCGCATACTCGTTCATCGCCTTCACCTGGCCGCCCGTCGCATCGACGGCGCCCATGGCCGTCTCCAGGCTCGCCAGCGCGGTCGTGACCTGTGCACGCATCTCGTCGAGTGCCGTCCCCGTCGGTACCTGCGCAGCTCGCACGACGTGGGCAGGACTGACCTGCTTTGCGCCGTCGTATGCCTTGAGCGCCTCGGCACCCTGGGCAACGGACCGCACCCGCCCGGGGCCGCCCTTCCGGGCCGCGAACTCGGCCAGCACCCGCTGCGCATCGGGCTCCCAGCCGCGCCGCGAGGCTACGAACTCCAACAGGGCCTTTGCGTGAGACTCGGGCACACCCAGGGCTTTAAAGCGCTTCCCGTAGGCTTTCCACAGCGCTTTGCCGCTCTTGACGTCCACGTGCCCGGCCTGGCGCAAGAGCCGCTTGACGGCCCGCTCTGCGCCGCGCGTGGCGACGTCCCTGTAGACCGAATGGATGTCAGCGTGCAGAGCCGACACGTGCACGGTCTTCTCTTCGCCCGTGTGCGCGTGCTTCAACGTCACGTGGCCGTTTGCGTGCACCTTCGTGACGTCGTGCAACCCCTTGTCTCGGAGGTTGATGCGCTCGCCCTCGCGCGCCCCGTGAGCGGTCGAGGTCTCGGAGTAGAAGTAGCGCCACCCGCCGCCGGGCTTTGGCACCCGCCGCACGTACTTGTGTCCTGCGCGCTGGCCGCCGGCCTGCGCCTTCCACAGCCGGGCGCCGTCATCGGGTGCCAACTCGTGCCAGGTGGACGGTCGGAATGAAGAGGCCAGCGCCCGAGCCATCGGGCCGCGAGACTTGATCATCTTGCCCCTCCGTTTGGGGTCGAAGGCGAGGCGGCGGAACCGCCCGATCGCCATCGTGGTATGGCCGCCGTAGAAGCCGGGGGCGTCGTACTGGCGTTTGTAGGCTGCAACGGCCTCCGCGGCCGTGCGCCAGCCGAGCATGACCTTGTCCTCGTCGGGGCGCTTCGTCTTCGGATCTTGCTGGTGAACCACGACCACGAGCGGGCTGTCTCCGTCGGGCCCGATGTAGGCGTCTAGCGCGTCGCCGTCCATGCCCTCGGTGCCGCGCAGCTCGCCATAGGCGAAGCGCATGTAGGTGCGCCACTTCCGGCCGTCCTCGGCCGTCCCCTCGCGGTATGAGCCCTGCAGATTCTCGATGTCGATCTTGATGCCCTGGAAGACGCACGCGCCCTGGAACGGGAACCGCTTGCGCTGCTTCGTCGGGGGGCCGACTACCGGCCGACTCGCACCGTGCTGGGGGACGTGGGTGCGCCCTTGCCGACGCTGGCGCTTCGTTTCCTCCCAGGCGTCTCGATCGGCCTGCGTCTGCCCCAGGGCTTGCTCAAGCTCTCGCTCCAAGCGCTCGGCGCGGCCCGAGTCCATCCCGAGAAACGCCGCGTTGTCGGCTCTGTCCGCGTAGGCTCGCAGTTCGTCTTCTCGGACGTACCGCCCGCCCTTACTCACACCCTGCCCCGCGTGTCCCTCCGGAAAACCCATGGCCCACCTCGAAAACTCAGGATTGACGTGCCCTTGCACCCAGTGCCGGAGCTGCCCGCCGCGCTTGCGGCGGCCGTATCGACTGTCTGCCTGCGGGGTGTCGCCGTGGTCTGCCAGGCCACCCTTGCCCTCGCTTGCGGTCGGAGTCGGGTAGCGCGAGATATAGGACACGTCGAAGGGCTCGACGTCGCCGTTGGGTAGCCGCACGTCGATCATGTCGCCGTCTTGCTGCTTCCCGTGGTAGTGGAGCATCTCCACCTGGCCCGCGTGCTCGTCATCGACGCCGCCGGAGCCGTCGTAACTCCACCCGCTCTCGTTCCAGTCAAGGCCGTCGTTTGGGTTGCGCACCCAGACCCGATCGCCCGGCTCGAACGGCGTGTTCTTCGGCGCGGCCGTCTCCGCCTGGTAGAGCTTGCCCTCGTGCACGATGCCCGCGCGCGGGAACGTGTCGAGGGGCTTGCCCGTCTTCGCGCTGATCCACTGCTCGCCCTCGCGCGTCGCGAGCACCTTCGAGCCCGCGGGAACCGCGGGGCCGGGCTTGGCGCGCTCGATAAGCCGGCCGACGTGCTCGCCCACCTGGGGCACAACAGCGTTGCCGATGCCACGGTGTTGCGCGTCGTGCTCAGCCTTGTCGGGCAGTCGGCCGCGGAGCTTCGGGGGCGCCTCTTTGCGCCAGTGCTCACCGAGGTCTCGATCGGGCTTGGCGAACTTGAAAGCCACGTCCGGACGGTGGAGCACCACGAAGATCCGATCGCGCATGTGCGGGGCTCCGACGGCCGATGCTGGCACGCCGTCGAAGTGCACGGCGTAACCGAGGTCATCCGCATCGGCCAAGACCCGGTTGAGGCCCTTGCGCCGCAGCTCGGGCGCGTTCTCGTAGACGGCGAAGTCGGGCTTCGTCGCCTGGACGACTCGCAGCATCTCGCGATACATGCCGGAGCGCTTCCCAGCGAGGCCCTTGCCACGTCCGATCTTGCTCAGGTCCTGGCACGGGAACCCACCAACCACGACGTTGGGCCGGTCGAGCGTGCCGGCTTCCGCAGCTCGCGCAACGTCTCGGACATCGTCATGGATCGGGGTCGTGGCGTCGTGGCGTCGTAGCACCCGCTGGGCGTCGGTGTTGTTCTCGGCGTAGCCGGTGTGCTCCGACTGGGGCAGGGCTCGGGTCAGCCCGAGGTCGAGGCCGCCGAAGCCGCTGAATAGGCTCAGGATGCGTGCGCCCTTGCCCTTGTTGCCGCCGCGGTAAGAGCCCGTTGCCTTGGGCTTTGCCGCGCCAGGAGCGGGGGCAGGCCGCGCCTGGGCCTTCGGTGGCTCCTTTTCGCCCCCAGCGTGCCTCTCGTGGTGGCCGTGGCTCCACATGTCGAGCTGCACCGGCTTGTGCGCAGCCTTCTTCGGGGCCCGCTTGCGGTCGTCTTTGCGCTTGTCGCGCTTCTTCTTCCGCTTGCGGTCGCCCCAGTGGATTTTGTGCTTCGGGTCAGCCCACAGCCCACCACGAGGCCCGATGTACGGGCCGGCGCTCTTCTCCAGAAGAGCGAGCATGGTGGAGAAGGGGCCTGGCATTACCGCCGCGCACTTTTGAGCAGAGTCGCGAACGGCCCGCGCGCCTTCCGCTGGCCAGTCGAATCCATGAGGTCAAAGCCGCCCTGCTTCCCGCCGCGCACCTCGGAGGCTGCAAACATCTCGTTTTGGTTGCCACCATACGAGCCCTTGCGCTTACGGCCCTTCTGGGGCTTGCGGGACGGCGTAGCGTCCTTGGGAGCCTTCGGGGGGGCGTCGATGGTGGAGCGTTTACCACGGCCTGCCGCATCGCGCGCAAGCTCCGCCTCGAAGCTCCCAGGCTTCGGCTTGCTCGCCCGAGCTTCTGCCCGGAGTCGCGCCGTCGTGTCGGCCCGCGACTTGTCCGAGGCCGCGTGCTGCCCCATGGCCTTTGCGTGCACCTTGGCCGCAATGCGCTTCAGGTCTGCCCCGCTATGGTCGGCCCGAATGGTGACCGCGTGCGTGGTGGCGTCTTTCTTCTGCGCGATGCCGATGCTTCCGTCCTTGTCCACGCGAACGTGGACACGCGCGCTCTTTTTGCCGGAGCCGTAGAGGTCTTGCTTTGTCTCGTTGCCGAACCGCTGCGCAAGGCGCTTCACCTCGACCGCGTGAGGGGTTGCGCTTGATGCCCCGGCGGCCCTGCCCTCGTGCCAGAGCTTGTTGCGCTTCTCCTGGTGGTAGTGCGTCGAGTTGGTCTCTGAGTCGAACGACCGAATGCGCAGCGTCCCGTGGTGGGGGTCGTTGATGCGGTCTGGCATGTCTCCGCCCACGTGCTTGGGCTGGCCTCGTAGCGTGAAGATGCCGCCCAGCGCGTGCGGGTGGTCCTGGTGCGCGTGGGTCGTCGCGATGCCGGCCTTCTTGTCGACCACGTGCCGAGCCGGGTCGTGCTCGTGATAGGTGACCGTCTTCGAGTCGGTGTTGTAGGAGCTGCGCACGTAGCTCTTCCCGCCGTGCTCCAACGTCTTCGGTGCTGCGTTCTCGTGGCCCGCCTCGGTGGTAACGTCCAGGTGGCTCCCGCCCCAAACGGGGTGTTTCCCCTCGGCCTTGAAGTGCATGGGCTTGCCGGTCGAGGTCTTGCCCGCGACCTTGGGAGCCGCCTTCGCACCCATGTGCTCGCGCAACTCCTGCATGGCCTCCGTAACGTGCTCCGCGTGGTCTTCGAAGTCGTCGTTTGCTCGGTTCGCGTGCCAGCTCGCGCCGGTTGGCAGTGCGGCGCGCAACTCCTTGACCAGAATGCGACCCATGCCGCCGAGCCCCGCCGCCTCGTCGAGTAGCTTGCGCGCCTCCTTCACCTTCGCATCGAGCCGCTTCCGGGCAGGAGAGCGCGGCGGCTGTGGCTTGTCGGCCTGCCGACTCGCTACTTGGTGCAACGCGCTCGCGTCGAGCCCGTGCGTCACCTCGTGACCTGCCGCGACGAGCCGCTTGTTGCCCTCTGCCTTTGCGGCCTCCGCCTCCAGCGCCGAGAATGGCGCCTTGCCGCCGGCCCCGGTCTCCTGATGCGCGATGGCATCCGCGAGCTGCGCCGTAGACATCGCGCCGAACCGCTCCGCGTGGGCGCTGACCCTGTTCGCCCGCTCCGTCTTGAACTTGGCGTGTGTCTTCGGGTCGCGAGCGCCGCCGTGCTCCCGTGCGCCTTGCTCTACTGCGCGGTCGTCCAACTTGGCCCAGGACGGGGCCAACTTCGCCCCCTCCTTCGCCGTCCACTTCTTCGAACCCGTCAACCTGGACACCGCCACCCGCCGCGTGCTGCCGTCGGGCCCGCGCATGTGCGCGTAGTCGCCATCGACCTTCGCAACCGTGTGCTCGGTCACTTTGCCGGTGAGACCTTCGAAGCTGTACTTGGCGCCGGATTCCACCTTGCCCGGCCCTGGAGCTGCGGCTTTCGGATCTGCAGACGGAGGGGCTTTTTCAGGGGTCGGTGTAGTCGTGGGTTTCGCATCGGTGGCCTCCCTCGGCTTGTGCGCGTCCAGGTGGCTCTGTGCGATGCGCTTAGCCTCGGCCAGCGAGCGCACCCGTAGCCGCACTACGCCGTGCTTCTCGGAGCGTACGGCCCACCCCATCGACTCTTTGGCAATCTCCACCGAGGCCCCGTGCTCGCTCTTCGAGTGCGTCTTGCCGTCCTTGGACCACCCTTCGCCACTCGCGCCAGCGGACGGCTTGTGCTCCGCCTTTACGCGACCGTCGGGGTGCAACACCGTAGCGGCCGACTCGTCTGGGTGCGTGCCGTTCTTCTTGGCGTGCTCACTCACCGCAAGCCGGCGCACGTCCGTCGACTTGTGCCCCGCGCGTTTGATGGCCGCCTCGACGTGGCCCGCGTGGTCGTGATGAATGCGCCAGGCTTCCCGCCCGTGCGCCGCGTGCGTCTCGTCCTGGTGTTGGAACGTGGCCGAAGAGTTGGGCGCCATGGCCCCGGCCGCCTCGGCAATGTGCGCCTCTGTACGTTGCCGGTCTGCGACTTTCCCCGCCTCGTGTTTTGCGTTGTCGGCCGCCTTGCGCTTCGCCTCGGCTGCGTCATCTTGCTCCCGCTTGGCTCTCATCGCCTTGCGTTCCACCTCGCGCGCTGCCTCGCGCACCTTCGCCGCCGCGACCCTTTCCCGCGTGACGTCGCTACGCCCGTGCGCCTTCGGCTCGATCAGCTCGATGTCGATACCCAGCCTGCGCGGGAGCTTCCCAGTGAGCAGGAATTGCTTGACGTACTGATGATTGACGCCGGGCATTACGCTTCGCCCGTTCTCCTCCCACTTCTGTTTCATCGACAAGTAGCGCTGCGCGAACGTCGTCAGCGCTGCATAGCGCTCATCGTGGGGCACGTCGGACGGGTGGCGGTTCTGGTCTTGGAGGTCGTCACTGTCGGTGTAGTCGATGCCCAACTTTTCGATGCCCTGCATGACATCCATAAGCGTGTTGCGGTCCATGTGCGGGAACTGCTTGTTGAGCATGCTTTCGACGTGGTTCCGCTCGGTGTACGTGAAATCCTTGCCCTCGACGGTCGCGAGCTTGCCGGTGGCCTTCGGCTTGCGCTTGCGCGCGGGCTTCTCCGCTTTCGGCTTCAGGATCCGGTTTTCCCGCTCCATCTGCGCAACAAACTCCGGCGTGATTCCGTCCCCGTGCACGTGCTGCGCGACCACGTCGATCGCATCCTGTTCCCTGATGCCCGGAAGCAACTCTTGAGCCCGCTCCTTCACGCGCCGGATCGACTCCCGATCGTTCTTGTGGTAGCCGGCCAGCGCGTCGGCGTCGGACATTGCGCCTCGATCAGCCTTCTCCTTCGCTTCGGCCGCCTGCTCCGCCTCGATCGCCTTCTCCCTCTTCCACATCTCGATCGCCCGCTTGCGCGCCTTGGGCGCGAGCCGCCGGAACCGAGCCGGGATAGCCATCCGCTTTTTGTGCGCGGCGATGGCCTCGCCGTGGTGCCCGTGAAGGTGTTCGGCCAACTCCTTCTTGCCCATGCGCTGGCTCTTGCCGGTCTCGTCGTGCACAACCGTGACGGTCCCGTCGTCGTGCACCTCGGAGATATGGTAGTGCCCGCCGTCGGTCTTGAACTTGGCGCCCGCGACGAAATGCTC